TCCTGCTGAACTGAGTGAGCTTGATACGATTGTAGAACTTGGTGGTGGAATAGGCGATATGGCTGACATCGTCTATAAGCTCGGCTTCAAAGGAAAGTATATCATCTATGATTTTAACGAAGTTGGTCAGATTCAGAAGTGGTATCATGACAAGCTGGGTTACACCAATATCGTGCACACATCAGATGTAAACGATCTTGTGGATGCTGATCTTATGATTGGCATGTGGTCATTTACAGAAATGCCTCTAGATCTTCGTGCAGAACTCATGGAGCGTATTGGCGGTACAAAAAATTGGTTGATTGCATATTCTAATGAGATTTTCGGTATTGACAATGCCAAGTATATCCACGAGGATTTTATCCCTCGCTTTGTCGATCATGAAATCAAATTGTCTGACATTCCATCAATGCCTTGGGATGGTGGTTCTCTATATCTTTCGGTGAAACACAAATCGTAACATGTTACAATTGAAGGAGAAGTTTGTATAATGTTTGATAATATTGAAATACGTGATCGTGAGATTGAAGGTGAAACCAATTGGTATTGGATTAAAGGCGACAAAAATTGTTTTGATTCAGTAATTGAGCATTGGGAAAATCATCACGCTCAATCTTACTTTAAGCACATTAAGAATTATGGTACCGTTGTAACCGGTGGTACCAATTGTGGAATGTATGCTCGATTCTACGCAAAGCGGTTTAAGCATGTGTATGCCTTTGAACCAGAACCAGTTGCATTTACCTGCATGGTTAACAACAATCCTTATGATCATGTAATTAAGCTGAATGCAGCTATTGGCCATGGCCATGGAATTGTTGGGTTGTATCGAGTTCCTCAGGATGAACCTGGTTCGGATATGCTGAACATTGGTATGAACGTACTTCAGCCAGCATCTGATCAGTTTCATATTCCCATGATGTCAATTGACTCACTCTGTCTTAACGAGTGCGATTTGATTGCATTGGACGTAGAAGGGTTTGAACAGCAGGCACTCGAAGGTGCTAAGCAAACAATTCTAAAGTATAAGCCAGTCATTATTGCAGAACGGTTTAATACACCTGAGCAACAAATGTACATGAAAAATCTTGGCTATGATTATGTTGAACAATCATTCTTAGACTCAATTTATACACCATCAACCGAAGCAAAATTTTTTAAATACGCGGTTTAAATGCTATGAATTGCAGTATAAATACCATGCCAATGAATTTCATTGGTAATATAACGACTAATACACCGTATACAAGGAAATACATATGACAACACCTTTTACCAATGATATTGGTCAGGTCATCAATCCTGGCGACGAAGTTGTAATTGTTACAACTGGCTATTCTCATAGTGTGAATACATGCAAAGGCACATATTTTGGTCTTACCAAAAATGGCCGCGGTGTTCAGTGCATTAAGAAAGTAAAGCGCTCTTATTACACCTGTAAGCTTACAGGTGAACGTATCAACACTTACCAGTATTTTAAAGAGATGAACGAAGCTCTTAGAGTGTTTCGTGCAGAATTTTTTGCAGCTGGTAAGTCAACTGAATACAACAGTGTGTACAGTACTGATGAATACAAAAAGATTCGTAATGAATATTACAACAGGATTGAACTAAATTATGAATACGTTGATCGTCGTACTACTCTTCAACGTAATCGAATTTACAAACTCGCTGCCTAAATCATACACCGTATACAACGACATACAAGGAGAATAATTATGTCTTTTGCTGATCTTAAGCGTTCATCTGCTTCCTCGTTTCAAAAGCTCACACAGGAGCTTCAAAAGCAGAATACCACCTACGACCGTTCTGACGATGACAAGTATTGGAAGCCTACACTTGACAAGGCTGAAAATGGCTACGCTGTCATTCGTTTCCTTCCTTCACCAGCTGGTGAGGATCTTCCCTTTGTTCGTATCTGGGACCATGGCTTTAAGGGTCCAACTGGCCTTTGGTATATCGAGAAGTCTTTGACGACTCTTGGTAAGCCTGATCCAGTTTCAGAATACAATTCCACTCTTTGGAATACCGGTTTGGAATCGGACAAGGAAAAGGCACGTGAACAGAAGCGTCGTCTTTCTTATATTTCTAATATCTATGTTGTCAGTGATCCGGGAAATCGTGACAATGAAGGTAAGGTCTTCCTGTATAAGTACGGTAAGAAGATCTTCGATAAGTTGAACGACCTGATGAATCCGCAGTTCCAGGACGAGCAACCAGTAAATCCGTTCGATCTTTGGACGGGTGCTAATTTCAAGCTCAAGATTCGTAAGGTTGAGGGTTACCGCAACTACGATAAGTCTGAATTCGATACTCCCGCACCACTTCTCGATGATGACGCTGCGCTTGAAGCGGTTTACAAGCAGGAGCATTCGCTCCAGGAACTTGTTGATCTAAAGCATTTTAAGTCGTACGATGAGCTAAAGACTCGTCTGAATAGCGTTCTTGGATTGGCAAATGCGCCGGCCAAGATTCGTGGAGTTGCACTTGACGAGGAAGAGTATAAGGCTCCGGCTCCAACCTTCCAAACCGCTGAACGGGCAGGTGGTGCAACTGCACTACCTTCTACTGCTCCAGCGGCATCGGCAAATGTTGATGACGATGACGAGGATCTGGCTTTCTTCAAGCGACTTGCTGAAGAAGATTGATCGGTGGGAAGGGGGAGTTAGGAAACTAGCTCCCCTTTCTTTTTATGTAGCTGGAATAACAGATTCCGGTGAATTCAAATCCTGATAACCAAAGCGTCTCAGGTAATAATAAATGCCATTTCTGTCAGCCATTGTAGGTGGATTCTGAGTAGGCCCACCTGGCATTCTATTAATTCTTGGTGCAACAGGAGGTGTTGGCGGAGTTGGTGGTGTTGGAGTTCTAGTTTCTGCTATGTTGACATTTAACTCTCTTGCGGCAGTTGCAATACTGAGTGGAATATTATTACGCGGTGAACCAGGTTCAATAGCAGCGCCTAAAATACCAAAAAGTTCTGCGACTTGTTCAAGTGATGCAGATGCAACACTGCCAATAGTACCAGCTATAGAACTCGCTGTAGATTCTCCGTAGTCTCCTCCTCCGACTCCTTCAGGGCCTCCTACAGACACGTGCATATGAGTTTGGTGTCCCGGTTTTCTCCATATAGTATTATAACCAGCTGCTCTCAGTTGTGGTTCAAGTCGGTCAAATATTTCCGCTTCTCTTGAATTATGAACATTCAAATCCATCGCCATTCCGCGATAGTGTCTAGAGTTTGTAGAATGTGTTCTACTTACAGAACCAAATGCTGGATGTTCGCTTGGTGTAACTCCTTGACCTTGCAAATATCTACCAAGAGCAACGATATCACCTCTTGGAATTCCTCCGGCATTTGCAGTTGCTGCCGGTTCAGCACTTGTGGTTGTTGTACTTGCAGGAGTTGCCGATGGAGTTGAAGATGTTGATGAAGTCGGAGTTGCAACTGGAGCAGAAGCTGGAGCGGCCGCGGGAGTGGCACTGGTTGCAGGAGTAGAACTTATTGTAGACCCACGGGAAAAACTCGTAGTTGTTCTTCTAACTTCATTGCCTGTTGCAGCTACGGCTGGTGTAGCGTCGGTGGTGTTAGCTACAGGTGCTGGGCGTTCTTCTGATGGAGGTTGGCCTCTAGTTTCAGTTTGATTTTGCTGATCTTGCCCTTGACTTGGTGTTCCACTCGCAGGGTTAATTTGCCCGGTAGTATTAGGATTTTCTGGCGTATCAGAAGAACTGCTGAACAAAAAGTTAAAAACATCATTAATTGTTCGAACAGCATTAGATATAAATTGACCAGATTGAACGGTAAGATCAGCAATCTGTTTAATAGCATCTTGAACTGGATCAAATGCAAGAAGAGCTAAACCACCAAGCGCGAGTAATCCTAATCCACTTCCGCTTTCTTTTTCAGCGTCTGGAGTTATAACATGTATTTCTGGCTCTTGATTTTTTTGTTCAATATTTGATTCACGATTTGCAAGAATTTCATTTCTAGCAATTGCCTTTTGATTTTCTAATCGTTGCTTAAGAAACCCATCGATCGATGCGAGAACATTGATCATTTTTACAATAGGTTTATTAATAATAATTTCTTGAGTTGCTATTGGCTGATTATCATTTACGATGATAATTGGTGTTTTATTAGCAGCCGCTCCAACTATACCAAACGACTTTGAAACTTTAGCTATATCTGCTAGGTTGATAAGTGTATTTAAGTTTGCCATTACGCAGCAAGCCTATAGTGCGCAAGATATCTTACAATAGAATCATTATTTCCGTAATTAGGATCCATGCTTGAAATTGATCTTGTTGGTTGTGGCACACCAGGACCAACAGCAGGAACTGTTGGTGAAGTAATGTTTTCTCTGCTTCTTTCTCTTCTAATTCCGAACGTAAGATCGTTTTGAACTCTCATAGATTCCGTATTAATGCGCTCTGATACATTTGGAGATAATGGTGTTTCTCGTCTTGAAGAACCTGGCTCGATGGCGGCGCCAGCAAGTGATGTAAACATGTTTATAGCTGATTCTAAACCTAAACCAGAAGAAACTGGAGCTCCAGTGGATGTAGCTTCAATTCCAGCTCCAACATGTCCGCCAGTTGCTGTTGAAACATAACCACCAGGAGAATCAGCTCGTGCCGGATCATACATTTTACTTAAATCATCAGGGTCAGCGCCATTAAAAACTCGCATCCACTTAGCTTGGTACGCAGCTAATGTTTCACGCGAAACAACTTTAGATTCACCACGGATATTACCGGTATACCATGCAAGTGGAATTTTACTTACGTCACCATTAGCTTGTTGTAAATATTTAGTAACTTGTCTGTCGGCCACCTGGTCTTGAATATGTGGTGGAGCATGCATAGCTCTACTATACTCAGTGCCAATTCCGAATTCTCTAGTAAGATTTTGCCATACACCGTCTTGAAACTGATAAGCGCCAGATGCTGATGAACCTCTGCCTTCAGCATAACTTGTAATATTATATCTATTTCTAGTTTCCATCATTCTAATTGTTCTTAGAATTCTGTCATTTGTCACTGGGCCTGATGCTGTAGCATTACCAGCACTTGGTGCAGCTACCATGCCACCACCACCAACAGGAGTTCCAGCAACAGCAACTCCACCGCCAGCAATTGAACTTTCAGTTGGAAGTGCGGATGGTGCAACATCTGGAACAGCCGCATCTGCAGCAGACTCAGTCCATGCCTCCCATATTGATCTGGCAATAATAAAAACTTCATAACCAATAAATGCTACGTTGAGTAAAATCATTGCAATACCAGGAATGGCACCAACGCCTGTAGCAGTTACAAGAAGACCTGCGACAATTCTTGCAAGAACTCTAAATATTCTTGCAACTAAACCTCGGCCAAGTTTTCTTCCTAATATAACTAAGAATATTCTTCCACGGCGACTTTTAAGCCATGAAGTTCCAGTTCGTGCGGCCGCTTGCATTTGTGGTACGGTTGAAGATCTAACTATAGCACTTCGTGCAGTACCAGCAAGTCTATTACTCATTGGTTTGTAGTCTTTTAAACCTTCGCGCACGCCCATTATGCCAATGCCAATTCCGGCTGCAGCTAATGCATATCCTATAGGATTTAGTCGGTTGCTTCTACCTCCAGATTCTCCAGCTGGAGAAGCTACTGGATTTCCTTGTGCATCTGTTTGGACGCCTGTGCCGGTACCACCAATAGCCCCACCAGTAATTACTGGTAATATCGTATCTAGAACGTTAGCAGCAACCATGGCAACCAGACCGCCTTTCAGTCGCCCTGTTACACCTTTACCGCCAAATAAAAATCCAGCCAAACCTGCAGCACCTATTGCGCCTCCGGCTTCTCCCAACCAACCAAAATTTTCTTTAAATCTGTCTACGTTTTCTTTGAGAGCATTGAGTTGTTCTTGATCAAGTGAACTTGCAATAGCTGCAGCAGCTAAACCTAAACCAGCTGCATATTTCGCCATTTGCATAGCAAAACTGGCATTGTCTTTTACATTAGATTTTAGTCCTGACAGTTTTTCTTTGATATCGCTAAAATTAAAACTAGATTTATTTTCTACAATTGCTTCGCGTGCATCACGTGTTTGCTGCTCGTAGTTTCTTCTTTCAAAATCTAATTGTGTTCTTAATGTTTTATCAATAGATGTAAGATATTTTACTGCTGTATTTAGTAGAGCTTCCGTCGGCATCTTTTCAGACACTTGAGGTTTTGCAGTAGCTTGTTTTATTGGTAGATTTCCACCACCGGAAATTTTTTGCTTTCCGGCGGTGCCTGCCATTCCAAAGTTAACATAAATTACGTTGGAACCAGAGGCAGAAGTATTTTGCTTACTGGCATTGGCAGCTGCTCCAGCGGCATTTGCTAAAGTTCCGAATGCAGTACCAATTCCAGATAAAGCTCCTACTGCACTAGATAAAGCGCCACCGGCAGCTCCGACAGCAGTTCTAATTCCAGCGCCTGTAAGAATTTGCTTAAGCATTAACTTCTTCTACTCTCTATATCTTGCTTCTGTTGCTCTAAAAATTCCAATAGCATGTCAACATATAGATCTCTTTCATATGGAATCATATTTTCAATTTCAGTAATTGAATATTTATGATGCTGAGCCAAAGAAAATATCATTGAATAATATCTTGCTAGAGTGTTATGACTCAGCCCCACATAAAAAAATCTTTCAGACTGGTAAGTTCAATTGAGCGATGATTATCAATTGAGTTTTTATATTCAATCTTGTGGTACAACCTTGGAATACTTTCGAAAAATTCGCGAATCTTTTCGAATGATTTTACGTCGAGACCATCAAGGAACTCAGTAATTTCTTGTTCACTGAAATCTTCTGCAACATAAACGTTTTCTTCATCATAGATTGTATCAATACAATTGACAATAAAGAACGTCATAAGATCAACTTCATTATCAAATTCTTTCATGCGATCAGTAATAGAAGCAGTAGGATACTTCATAGTCATACCAACAGTATCAGTAACTTCAATTTTAGAATTAATCTTTTCTGGCATTTTTACTTCGATAGTATCAAGATCAAGATCAAAGTCATAAACTTCACCATCTTCGTTATCACGATAAGAAAGCTTTACAACGTTGTTTACTGAACGTGAGCGAAGTTTAAGAAACATATATTCAATATCAAAGATTGCAAGAGAATCAAGATCGAGATCTTCTTGAATGCAATTATATAGAATTTGTTTAATAGCACGAATAATATCAGTATCACTACCACTTTGTTGAGCAATCAAAAGAATCTTTTCTTCTCTGACAAGAAAAGGTCTAAATGTTACATTTTTTCCAATCGATGGAATAGTCATACTAAAAAGTGGTTGGTCAATTTTTGGCAAAGGCATATTATAATAACTCCATTATGTTGTTGTAAAATCTCTAACTTCTAATGTTGGCGATGCTAGCACCGCCGGTACTTGGTTTGCTGTAGGACGTGTTGTTCCAGGCAACGAAGTATTAAAGGCTCTGGTTATGAATTCATTCAAAGGTGCTTCTGCAGCATCAGCAGCGGCTCTTCCGCCTCTATCTTCTTCTTGTTGTCTTTCTTCATTTGCACTTGCTACACTGAGTGAAATGTAATTAAACTGCGCTTCTGATGATTTCAATGGAGCTTTTACTCTCATATTTGTATAAGCAAAAGTTACGGTCAGTTTTTGATATTGATCGGTTTCTCCCCAAGACAGATTCATAGACTGAATATTCATAGGGAAAACATCATACATTTCATATTCTGTAACAGTCTGTTGTTGTTTATTATATACATAAACTCTTACAATTGGATTTGCATATGCATCTTTATATCCAACTTCAAATGGAGCATATTCAACCAGTCCAGCTCGTTTTTCTCCACTATCATTGGAAATGTTCATTAATGTATTTGGAGCATCATGCATCACAATTGTATTCATCCATTGATGCATAAAATCAATTAGCTCGGAATTTTTATCTACAATCCATGTTAAAGTTACATCACTAAACTGTACACCATACGGAACTTTTTCAACAGGACCATATCCATATCTACGAATATTTTCTTCTTCAAGTAAAGATGGTGTTGGCAATACAACATTTTCACATCTTAATAGTAAAGTATTTCTTTTGTTTGTGACAAAATCTGTAAGAGGTGCATTTTCAAAATATCCAGATCTGAACGGAGCAAATGTAACAAGATAAGAGTGAGAAGGAAGAACATCATTCTCTGCTATTTCAGATCTAAAACTACTAATGCTAAATGCTTGAGTTACACCAGCTCCAGTAATTGTAATTCTAGGTGTAGATGTATCTGTTTCAACTGGCGTTGGATCGTCTACAGGACGGCCAACAGGTGTACGATTTGGTCTGTCACGAGATGTGGCTGTACGACCAGTGCCTCCTCCTCCGCCACCGCCTCTTGCCGCGGCCGTGGTCGTATTTGCGGTACGAGTTCTGGAGTTAGAAGTTTCAGCGTTTGTTGGCGCAGCTGCTGCCTGACGCCTTTGTTCGCGCAGTTGTCTATATCGTGTTTGATATTGCCGGTCAAATTCAGCTTGTCTTTCTGCTTCATATCGTACTGGATAGGAAGCCCCAGGTCCAACTCCACCTGGATATCTAGTAGTAGGTGAGTTAGGAAAGCGCTCACGCGCCCTTACGGTACCCTCAATAACTGTTCGGCCGACACCCGAGTCAACGTAACGTTGTGCAAATGCTCGAGCTTCACGAGCATCTTCATTTTGTGCTTCCCGAGCTGTAGTTACTCCAGTTGCAACCCGACTATTAAATGCACCAGCGTTTCTATTAAGAGTTGTTCGGACTGGAGTAGGTGTAGGAGTGTTTGGGTTTAATAACAAACCACCAGGCTGACCGCGCTCTGTTCTTTGCAGTTCTCTTTGTGATGGCTGGCCAGCGGTTTCGGCAGGAGTCTGGCCACGGCGATATGGTCCAGGGCCTGTAGGTGATGGTGTCGTAACACCAAGTCGTGCGCGCCATTCTGAATTAGTTTCGGTCATTACTTTCTAATCCCTAGCATTCTTTTCGAATCATTCCATACTTGAGTCTTAGACTTCTTGGCAAAACGTTCGGTTGGTAAGAAGAGAGCAATGTCCCATTCAGAAGGATAAACATACATAAATCGAGAACGCACATGCTCGTTAAGATAATGCTTAAGACAAGGAGAAAAGAATCTCATTTTTGAAATACTTGTCAAAAGCTGATAGTTGAGTTTAATCTTTGTTGATTCATCATAACGAGAATTGTTAGCATAATCATACAGAGCATCCATTAGTTTTGCTCTGAGCTGTGGTGGAAGATAGTGCATATTTAATCCATAGAATCCACCAGGAACTTTACGAAACGGAAAGACTAAAGGAAATCTGTCGTAATATGGAAGTTCTTCTTTCCACTTTGGATCATAATTAAACATGTACATAGAACCAACAATAGGATTTGTTGTCAGTCTTGACTGATCACCTTTCATCAGTGTACGTTCATTTACCGTTCTCATTTTACCAGCAGTTTCACGAAACCAATCACGCGCATCTTGAGTACGCGATGGAATTTGTCCCGAACGAACACCTTGAGTTATAATGGTATCAAATATAGTCGACACTA